TCCAGATGCGTCTGTTTCTGTTCGCGGTTAGTCTGTTTTTATTAAACGGTTGCTCGTTGATGCAGCCTGTAAAACCCGTGGAAGTAAAAACCATTGCAGAACGACCACCTATGTATCACCCACCGTTGCCAATGGAAATGCAGTTAACCGACGTGCGATTTGAGGTGTTAACACCAGACTTAATGCGAGAATACTTAACGTTAGTTGAACAAGGCAAAGCACCTGCAAAACCCTACTACACGTTGACAACCAAGCAATATGAAAACTTAGCTATTAACATGGCTGAAATAAAAAGGTATACCAGTAACATCATTACGGTAGTTAAATTTTATAGAGATTACGACAAAGAGTAAAAAACTTTATGATGACCCTTTACATTTACGAAAAATTGCTTAGAATAATTCGTGACCGAAAGGAATCAGTTACCGACACAATATGTCATGGTCCTGTTTCTACTTTCGAATCATTTAAAGAACTACGAGCTAAACTTGTAGAACTTGATTTTATTGAACAGGAATTAAAACACCTGCTAGAAAGTGAGGAAAAAGATGACCGAACCTAAATTGTTCGTACCAAAACACGTCAGACAATGGCAAGATAAAACAACCCCCGCTTCTTCTGACTCTGAAAACGTTTCTGAGTTAGAACAAAAAATGCAAGAAAAAGCTGCTCAATCAGAAGTAGAAAGCATAGATTTACCCATGATGGAAAAACTACCGCAACCTACGGGTTGGCGGGTGTTGATACTTCCTTACCGAGGAAAAGAAAAAACCGAAGGTGGAATATATTTAGCAGACTCTACTGTAGAGCGAGAAGCTTTGACCACCGTTTGTGGTTATGTTTTGAAAGTAGGTAAACTTGCATACCAAGACCAAGATAAATTTGGAGCATTAAGAGAGCCTTGGTGTTTTGAAGGCGATTGGGTGATTTTTGGCAGGTATGCCGGAAGTCGGTTTAAAATAGAAGGCGGAGAAGTAAGGTTACTGAACGACGACGAAATACTAGCTAAAATAAATAACCCCGAAGACATAATACATATTTAACATTCATGGAGTTGACCATGCCAGAAGCACAGCAAGAGCTAAACGATAACGAAGACGAAAGTGTAGAAGTCGAGTTAGAACAACCGACTGAAGCACAAATTGAAATTGTTGAAGAAACAGTAGAACCTGAGGTTGAAGCTGATTCTAATGAAACCGAACTTAGAGAACACAGTAAGGGTGTAGAAAAACGAATCAACAAACTTACGGCAAAATTAAGAGAAGCCGAACGCAGAGAGCAAGCTGCTATAGAAATAGCAGAATTTACTAGAACAGAAAACGAAAACTTAAAAACCCAACAAACTCAAACGGGTGATTCGTTTATGTCTGAGTTCGAGCAACGGCTTGACTTATCTAAAACGATGCTTGAACAGCAACTAAAAGAAGCCTACGATAAAGGCGACGCAGAACAAGTTGCTAAAACCACAAAACTAATGGCTGACACTGCCGTAGAAGAGCAGCGTTTAAATTATTTTAAACAACAGAACGAACAAAAAATAGCTCTTGATAAACAACCTGCTCAAAATGCTCCACCTGTTCAAAAACTGCAACCAAAAACAGACCCTAAAGCAGAGGAATGGGCGGAGATAAACGAGTGGTTTGGAAATGACGAACCAATGACGTTAACCGCATTGTCTTTTCATAATACTATGAAAGCAGAACGAGGAGAAGGTTTCGTAGGGTCGCAAGAGTATTACGACTCGTTAGACCTTCAGATGAAAGAAACGTTTCCTCATAAATTTTCTACTGTCAAACAAAAAGATCAAAATAGTCCTGTAGTAGCTTCCGCAGGAAGAAAAAGTTCTAAGCCATCTAGAAAATCAGTAACTCTTTCTGCTTCCCAAGTTGCAATGGCGAAGAAAATGGGAGTACCCTTAAACAAATACGCAGACGAAGTTGCTAAAAAAGCAGCTTTTGAACGCACTAACTAACGTGAAGGAAAAAAAGATCATGACAGATCAAGCCCCACGCAAGACCCAAACAAGGGAAACCGAAAAACGCCGACAACCTTGGCGTCCACCGTCTTCATTAGACGCTCCAGAAGCCCCAGAAGGCTTCACTCACCGTTGGATCCGTACTTCTATTATGGGTTCTAACGACGACAAAAATCTTTCTGCTAGGCTACGCGAAGGCTTTGAATTAGTTCGTGCCGACGAGTACCCGAATTTTCTAGCTCCTACTATTGAAGACGGCAAACATGCCGGAATAATAGGGGTAGGTGGTTTGGTGTTAGCTCGTTTCCCTATAGAAATAAAATCAGAACGTGACGCATACTTTAAAAGAAAAAGAGACGATCAAATTGAAGCCGTCGAAAATGATTTTCTTAGGGAGAACAATCCAATCATGCCTATTCAAAAACCTGAAAGGCAATCTCGTGTAACATTCGGCGGCCAAAGACCGTCAGAATAATTTTTAAAAGGATAGAGCAATGGCTAACATAGATGCCGCTTTTGGACTACGTCCATACAAAATGCTCGGAGCAGGTTCTAATACCAACGGTATTATGTCTTTTCCAATCCAAACAAGTGCCGTAGCAGGAACTTCTAGTGTGATATTTGAAGGAACCCCTGTTATCCCACTTGCAAACGGATTGATAGACATAGTCGGCGCAGCCGCAGGTGGTACGGTACCTATTTTGGGATCTTTTTTAGGGTGTGAGTATATCGATTTAAACGGTAAACCCACTTTTACAAACAAATATCCGGGGACAAGTGCTGTTAAAGCTAGCACTGCTGTAAACGGACTCATAGCAGCTCACCCTGATCAATTGTTTTTGATCAACTGTAATGCTGCCGCTGCCGATTCCATTAGGAATATAAATGCTAACTTTGCTACCGCCGTAACAGGAAACGCCACTACTGGTCTTTCTTTAGGTGAGCTTGCAGTTAGTACAGCAGCAACCACTAATACTCTCAATCTGAGAATAATTGGTTTTGAGGATAGCACAGGGAATGACGACGCGACCGCAGCAGGTCGACTCGCCATTGTTATGTTAAACAATCACTTTTATCGTTACAATGCTAACGGTACTGGTGCAGGTATTTAAGGAGTAATAGGATATGGCTATTTCACGTTCACAACTCCTAAAAGAGCTTGAGCCAGGACTTAACGCCTTGTTTGGGATGGAGTACGATCGGTATGACAATGAGCATACTGAAATTTTTGAGATGGAATCATCAGACAGAGCGTTTGAAGAGGAAGTCATGTTGTCTGGTTTTGGAGCCGCACCTCTAAAAGGTGAAGGCGCAGCAGTAGTTTATGACTCTGCAAACGAAGCCTACACAGCTCGCTATACACACGAAACTATTGCACTAGCGTTTGCGATAACGGAAGAAGCCATAGAGGACAACCTTTATGACAAACTTTCTACTCGCTATACTAAGGCACTAGCTCGTTCAATGGCGAACACAAAACAAGTAAAGGCAGCTGATGTGTTAAACAACGCATTTAGCTCTTCGGTCACTTTCGGAGATGGAGTAGAGCTATGCTCAACAGCCCATCCAACCGTAGGTGGGGGAAGCCTTAGAAATGAGTTATCTACTCCGGCGGATTTAAACGAAACATCGCTAGAGCAATCACTCATAGATATTGCTGCTTTTATTGACGAGCGCGGCTTAAAAATCGCTTTGCAAGGGAAAAAACTAATTATTCCACCTGCATTGCAGTTTGTGGCCGAACGGCTAATGGCTTCTAACCTTCGTCCAGGAAGTTCAGATAATGATGTAAACGCTATGCGAAACATGGGAATGTTGCCTGAAGGATATGTGGTTAACCACTTTCTAACAGACACCGATGCGTTTTTCATAAAAACTGATGCTCCTAACGGCTTTAAACAGTTCGAAAGATCCTCAATTAAAACATCTATGGAAGGTGATTTTGAAACAGGTAACGTTCGATATAAAGCTAGAGAAAGGTACAGCTTTGGAGTTTCTGACCCACGATGTGTGTTCGGAAGTCCAGGAGCGTAGCTTTAGAAGCAACTTTAAGAAGGAGGCACTTGTGCCTCCTTTCTTTTTTGTATATCCTAATTTTTCTAGGAAAATAATTATTTTTTAGCGACTGTCCTAGCAGACACTTATTATGACGCTAAAACAAAAACCTTAATAAGGAGGTACGCCAAATGGCTTCAACTTTTAACGGAAAAATTCTTTCAAAAAACGGGTTCGAACAAATTTCAGTAGCCGCCGTAACAGGTGCCATAACTACTAACTTTGACATTGATTCAAGTGGAAACACTACAACTACCGGAACACTTGGAGTTACAGGTGTAACTTCTGCTACGGGTGGTGTTGTTATTGGTGCTGCAAGCAGTCTTCAACTAATTGGTGTT